CTCCAAAGAGGGGCTGTCACCTACTATGACGGTGTTTGATGAGTTGCACGCTCAGAAGAACCGCGACCTTTATGACACTTTTTCTTTGGCTATGGGTGCGCGTGGAAAGCTCGCAACCCTCATAGCAATCAGTACCGCTGGGGTTCGTATGGATTCCACAGGGCGTGACAGTATCTGTTACAGCCTCTACCAGTATGGGCAGAAGGTTGCTCGCGGTGAGGTAGATGATCCCACATTCTTCATGGCTGCATGGGAAGCACCTGAGGAGTCAGACCATAGAGACCCTGAAACATGGCGCTTAGCTAACCCTGGGTTTGATGACATCAATACTAAGAGCGACTTTGAGAGCGCTGTGAGGCGTACACCTGAGGCAGAGTTTCGTACAAAACGCTGCAATCAGTGGGTGTCCTCACAAACCTCATGGCTCCCTTCTGGTGCGTGGGAGGCGTGTGAGGAAAATTTTGAGGTTTCACCTGATGATGAGATTGTGCTGGGGTTTGATGGATCCTTCTCTGGGGATGCCTCTGTGATTGTGGGTGCTGTTGTCCCTAAGGATGATGAGCCTGTCAAAGTGTTCCTGGTGAAGGCGTGGGAGAAAGACCTCAACATCCATGACGATGACTGGAGGGTGGACATTGCTGAGGTGGAGCAAACAGTATTGGACTTCTGCCAAGCTCACCCTAAGGTGCGTGAGGTTGCCTGTGACCCTTTCAGGTGGCAGAGATCCATGCAGGCCCTGGAAGAGCAGGGTGTCCCTATCGTGGAATGGCCCTCTACATCGGCTAGGCGTATGGTCCCAGCGTGTGCAAAAGTCTTTGATGCTGTAACAGAGCACCGCCTCATTCATGACGGCAACCCCATCCTCGCTCGACACCTCAGCAACGCGGTAACAAAGATTGACAACCTTGGACCACGCATTGTGAAAGACTCAAGGAACTCACCTAGAAAGATAGATGGGGCGGTAGCGATGGTCCTATGCGTAGATAGGGCACTCACAGGCGCTAAACTAGAACCAGTGCCACAATTTTTCGGATAGGTGATGATGTCTAACATTCTTCAGATTACTGGTGCTGTGGCAATTACAGCAGGCGCTACCCTTATCAGCCTCCCTGTGGGGCTCATCGTGGGTGGCGTTTTCATGGTTCTAATCGGATTAGCTTTGGGGCGATAAGTGGTATTCAATAAACTTTGGGAAGATAGGGCAATCAGTTTCCAGACCATCTTTGAGACTGGGGATGACATTGTTTTCAGCAGTCAAGCTGGCACTAATGTCACTGAGGAGAACGCCTACCAGATCGCAGCAGTGTGGTCAGCTGTGTCACTCATCTCTGACACCATCGGCACTCTCCCTGTAGATGTTTTCTTCCGCGATGACGGCAACCGTAGACCTTTCAGACCTAAGCCAGCCTGGGTGGGGCAACCTGATGTGAACTTCAGTGGTCACAGCACTTTCTATAAGAGCGTTCTGGTGAGCCTCCTGATTGACGGCAACGCTTTCATCCGCGTTTTCAGCAATGGTCGCGGTGAGGTTGTGAACCTCAATGTGCTCAACCCCAGCACTGTAGATGTGAAGCGTAATGGGCAGGGGCGTTTGATTTTCGATGTGCAGGGAGAAGATAGGCCTCTGACCTCTGAGCAGATTGTTTACATCCCTGATTTGCTGAAGCCTGGTCACATTCGCGGTGTGTCTCGCGTGGGTGCAATGAAAGAGAACCTGGCACTCGCTAAAGCCCTGGAAATGTACGCTGCAACATTCTTTGGCTCTGGTACAACCCTGCAGGGTGTCATTGAGTATCCTGGGGCGCTCACACAGGAGCAGGCTGAAGGTTTGCGTAACAGCTTCGACAACGCCCACAAGGGGTGGCGTAAGAGTGGTCGCACAGGCGTTCTAAGCGGTGGTGCAAGCTTCAAAGCGACACAGGCAGACCCTGAGAAGTCTCAGGCACTTGAGGCTCGCAGAATGGCTGTGGAGGATGTGGCACGCATTTGGCGTATCCCATCACACATGCTCAATCTTCCAGGGACTAACACTTATTCGAGTGTTGAGCAGAACATGATTGCGTTTGTGACTCACACTTTGCGACCCTATGTGACCCTGCTTGAGGATGCCATGTCACCTCTCATGGACCGTTACCCTGGTGGCGCTGATGCTTTCATCAAGTTCAACATGAATGGTTTGCTACGCGCTGACACTCAGGCACGCTTCTCGAGCTACAGCACTGGCCTCCAGTCTGGGTTCCTCACCATCAATGACATCAGATCGTGGGAGGACCTGACAGCACAGGAAGGCGATGCAGCTTCTCAGGTGCGTGTGCCTCTCGCTAATGTGAACCTGTCTGAGTCTGGTGTGCGTGCTCAGCGTGAGAAGGTGCAGATGGTGCGTGACCTAGTGTTTGCTGGTTTCAGTCCTGCTGAGGCTATGGAGATGATTGGTCTGCCTCCTGTCGCTCACACTGGTTTGCCTTCAGTCCAGTTGCAGGGTGTGGCTCAGGTGGATCCTGAGAACCCTGACAGTGTGTATAAGGATGAGGTGCAGTAGTGGCACTAATCAATCGTAATGTGACCTGCTCTGATACGACAGCGCAAAGGATTGTGGGTGCAGACAATATGCCTCACCGCGCTGTTTTGCACAATGCCACTAAGTCCTCGAATGAGTACATTTGGATTGGTGGTAGCTCAGCTGTAGCAGGCACTGCCTCTGGGATGCACATTGACCCTGGTCAGACTATCTATGTGGACCTTGCACCTAATGATGAGTTGTGGGCAACTTCCACACCAGATGGATTGGTTGTGCAGGTGTTGGATATGAGAAGGAATGACTAGTGCCTTATTACATTGAGGAGAACAACCCCAGCTGTGCTGTGGGGGAATGGGCCACTGTGAAAGAGGATGGCGAAGTTATGGGATGCCACGACACTAAGCAGGGTGCAATAGATCAGGGTGTGGCTATCGCTGTTGCTGAGGATAGTGAGTTTGAGGGTGAGCGTTCTGAGGAGCGTGCAGAACCTGATGAGCTCGAGGTGGGCGATTTTGTGGAGTGGGACTCTAGCGGTGGTATGGCTAGGGGCACTGTGGAGCTTATTGAGCGTGATGGTGAGATTGCGGTCCCTGATTCTGATTTTGTGATTACTGGGACTGAGGATGACCCTGCTGCCTTGATTCAGGTGTGGAGACCTGAGGAGGAAGATGGGTTTGAGTATTGGGAGCCCTCTGGTGTTCTGGTGGGTCACAAGTTCTCTACGCTTACAAAGATTGACCCTCTCCCTATGGAGCAGGACCGCGAGCTCAGGCAGGTGGACTTGACCCCACCGGCTTACATGCGTGCAAGCGCTAGGCGCGGTTTGCAGTGGCATGAGCAGGGTTTGTCTGGGGATGGTTTGCAACCCCAGACTGTGCGTGAAGCGCGTGCAATGGCTGACGGTTCTGTTACCGCTGATAAGTGGGTGAGGATCCGCGCTTTCCTTGCAAGGCACATGGTGGACTTCGATGCACCTGCAGCCTCTCCTGACAGTGATGACTTCCCTAGCCCTGGTGTTGTGGCAATCGCACTCTGGGGCGGTGGGACCACTAGGCGCTCTGCACAGCGCGCAATGGACTATGCAGAAGGTGTGATTGGTAGAATAGAAGCAGAGAATGAGAACCGCGTGACTGGAGAAGCCTTGAGTAAATTGGAAACCAGAATCAACTCAGCAGAGTTTGAGGTGCGTGAAACTGAGGAAGGCATGAGCTTCAGCGGTTACGCTGCAGTATTCAACAGTGACTCACAGCCTTTGCCTTTCACTGAGCGTATCGCTCCTGGAGCTTTCAGAGGCTCTCTGAGGAACCGCAATGACATCAAGCTCCTCTGGAACCATGACACTGCTTCTGTGCTGGGTAGCACGCGAGCTGGCACTCTGAAGCTCACTGAGAATGATCGTGGACTGTATGTTGAGGCGATGCTCCCTAACACCACTGTGGGGCGTGATGCACGCGAACTCATTAGTCGCGGTGATGTGGATGCTATGAGCTTTGGGTTCACTGTGGCTCGCGGTGGCGATGAGTGGTCCTCAGATGGTTCTGTGCGTACCCTCACCAAAATCAATCTGCATGAGGTGAGCATTGTGGCGTTCCCTGCCTACACTGCCACTGCAGGCTCTACAGCGGTGCGTGGCCTGGATAAGGTTGCTAAGCGTGCAGAGGTAGACCCTGATGCTCTCGCGGATGCTTTGCTGAAGATTGAGAACGGTGAGGACATCACTTCTGATGACCGTAACCTGATCAGCACTGTGCTGGATAAACTTGCACCTGTTGATGAACCTGCACAACCTGATGTGGGTCTTGAGATGCTTGCTCTGAAAAAGAAAAAGCTTGAACTTTTGATGGGGAACTAATGGCTACTAAATCTGAGATTGAGCAAACGATTTTGCGTGTGGCAGGCAACCCTGTGTCTGGTCCTATTAGGGCGATGGCTGGGGAGTTTGCTGAGGCGATTGTGGCTCTTGATGAGGATCCTGCTGACACACCAAAGCCGGTGAAGCCCACTAGGGGTACAAGCCAGCAGAGAGAAAAAGAGACTCGCGTTCTTGGGGCTGTTGAACAGCGTTAGCGAGTTTCACCCTCAGTAGTTCCCCTTTCGGCTGCTGAGGGTTTTCTCTTTCCAGGAGCAAGGTAAACCCCTAGGGGTATCATTGAGGTATCAGATTTGTGCGTTACCGCTGCTGAGAGCTGTTGAGCGTTACCGCCACAGTGCAAACCATTTACATTCATTTAGTGAAAGGACATCTAATGTCTGAGTTCATCAAGACTCAGGAAGAGATCCGCGCTAACCTGACCATGCAAATCCGCGAAGTTATTGACGGTGCAGAATCAGACAAGCGTGGGCTCGACCAAGCTGAGTTGGAAAAGATTGAGCGCATTGAGGCTGACATCCGCAGAGCTGACGAGGCTCTTGAGGTTGCCAAGCGCAATGAGTCTCGCAAGGCTGAGGCTGCTGAGGCTTCTCGCGGTTTCGCTCCTGTTGAGGAAGCTCGTGGCGCTGGAGACATCTTCCGCGCAATGGCTAAGGGTGAGGTGCGTGACCACACCTTCTCGATGGAACAGCGCACGCTCGTTCCTGCTACCGCTACTGTCCCTGTCGCGTTCCTGGACCGCGTTTACAACCTGGCTCGCTTGGTTGGACCGTACCTGGAGACCTCTGAGGTATTCCAGCGCGACTCTGGTGAGGACCTTCGCATCCCCGTCATGACCGCTTACTCTGCAGCTACTGAAAAGGCTGCTGGTTCCGCGATTGACGAAAGCGACCCCACCTACGGTTCACTGCTTCTGCAGATGAGCAAGCAGGGCTTCATCACCAAGCTCGCTAATGAGCTGATCACCGATGCAGGCTTCGACATCGAGGCAAACATTGCTGAGCAGGCTGGTAACGCTATTGGTACTCGCGCTAACGCTGTCATCCACGCTGCAGTTACTGCTGTTGCTGGCTCTGGTGTTACCGCTGGAACCACCAACGCAATCAC